TGAAACTGACCATCAGAAGTAGAACCATCATTTGTTGTTAATGTATGAGTTGTACCTGAAAGAGTAATATCTCCTACACCAGTTGCTAAACGGTCAATAATATCAAAGTTAGTATTTGTGGACGTACCCCATGTACCAGATTCGTCCCCTGTGGCGATCTTTTTAATACCGCCGTTTGTTGTATAAGTAGCCATATCGTTTCCTTTACGCTGCTATTTCTGTCCAAACGACGGTTGCGTCTGGATCGATCCTATCCCAAACTAACACAGAACCGACTTCTCCGCTAGTCCCTACACCAGTGACGCTCACACTCGCATCACCCTCTACCGCAGGCACCGTAACTTCGCCTGTTGCGGACAATCCAGTCAGGTTTATTTTAGCAATCCCCTTGGCTGTAACTGTTCCGACTTGTCCTACTGGAGCAATACCTGTTGGACTAACATTGGCATCGCCTGTCACTGACGAAATCGAGCCAACAGAAGCTGTAACTTCTAGCCCTGTAACATCGACATCAATACCTGTTCCCGTTGTTATGGAAACAGAGCCAACACTCGTTGTAGCTTCCAAACCACTCGCGGGTACATCAACACCACCAACATAACTGAGTTGACCGACTTGCCCTGTAGCAAAAAGCCCAAGACTGGTGCCCCAAGCTGCTTCGCCCCAAGTGCCTCGGCCCCATCCACCAAACTGGGCAATTGCCCCTGAACCAACGCTCGGAGACAATGTGCCAACCTGCCCTGCGGCTTGCAAACCAGTGGAAGGAACGTCCGCCGTTCCTGCTGTAGTTACAGAGCCAACACCGCCTGTAGCCGCAATACCTGTAACAGCATATTTTACGACCACATTTAAAGAGCCAACACCGCCTGTAGCCGCATTCATGGGGATAGCTTCGCCCCAAGGGTTAACCCCCCAAGCTTTATCTCCCCAAGATCCGCCAAATCCTACATTGTTTACGGTGACGTTGGTCATGGTGTCACCTTATTTAGGCAATACGGATAATTGCGTTTGATGCGTCCGCTGCGGGAAATACGATTTGAAAATCACCAGATGTTGATGTTTTGTTTGAACCAAAATCTAAAACAACAACTGTATCGGTTGTTCCAGAACCGCCTGCTGTTTGCGTGTTGTAAATCAAAGCACCACGAGCAGTAATAGTCGCAGATGTAAACGTAATGTCATCAAAGTCTGTAAACGCTGTGGTTCCAGATGTTGTTGGAGTCACATTTGTCAAGACACCACCACCCGCTGAATACGAACCAGACGCTGAAACTTCGTTAGAAGTTGTGTACGCTGTTGTCGCCGCAGTAAATGAAGCACTGTTGTCATACAATGCGATCTTGAATTGATCGTTTCCGTTTGTAAAATCGTGACTTCCTGTAAGCAACTCTTGCTTAAAAGAAGTACACATAAAGTTTCCAGTAAAGGCCATGATTAAAGTCTCCTTATAAGTTCAGCCAGTTGAGGATGTCCCGCATCCTTTAGTGCATTATACACTGTTGTGCGGTCACTGCGAATAGCCTGTCTCATGTAAAATGCAACAAGCTTTTCGATGTGCTTTGAGTAAGCACGAGCTTGGTCCCTAATACCTGGATGAGTATTATCGGAGACCGATACTAATTTTTCTACACAACGCTCTGCAAGTTCGTCAGGAGTAAAACCTCGATTTTCTGTCGTGTTTATTTCAACCAATGATTCATGCTGTGGAACGCTTACATCTATCTTAAACATTATTGTTTTGTCCTTATTACCATACCTGTACGATATTGGTCAGTAGTTTCTTTTGCTTCACCTAACATTTTTACACCTGTAATGGCTTCTTGAAAACGACCTGCATACATGCCAAGAACATCCTGTTCACCTTTCATGTAAATATACGCTTCTATTAACGATCCGTAAAGAAGGGCCATTTCAGCGTTTTCACTTAACCAAGTTGTTGCACTATCTGCTAACGCTGTCAGACTTTGAGGTCTGTAGTAATAATGAAGTTCAGCGGCATACGCACTGTTTGGAGTTGGTGCAACGATAAAATTATCCACATCGAATACGGCGTAGTATCGAGGCTCTCCAGTTGTAGTGTCATCGGGAGTATAAGTTTGTAAAAAACTTACATCCTTAAAGTCCATAAATTCTTTGTCTCCATTCGTTTTTATAAACGCCATGGAAAACGGGGCAAGAAAGTCCGAAGGGCACGGCAAGTATTTATTGCTAGAAACAAAGTTTGTCGTTGCGTTTTTACGAAACAAACTTAACTGCACATTCTTTAATATACGTTCTTCTGCCAACCGTATAAAGGATGGAATATTTGTCACGAAAGATGTTTCATCATTTTCCGTGTAATCTTGAATTGCTGTTTTTAATTGTCCGTATGTGTAACTCATGGCGTGTTAATCTGGCCTCCCATATTCGGATGGTTCTGGCAGTAGTAGTACAAGGTTGGTGCACTAGTCGCCACAGTTATTTGAGTTGTATATGCACTGTCATCTTTAACCACACCCGTAGTGTACTCAGAACCACCACTATGTGTTCCATCTGATGTCGTAGAAAAACGTAAAGGATGTGAAGTAGCCGCTGACCAGTTGAAGACATAAGTGCTACCTTCAGAAAGATTCAATGTTGGCTGTAGTGCTCCGTCTATATAATATCTATTACCAGAACCAGGGTTTGCTACTGTAACGGTATAGGTGGTATCTCCAGTAACTGTTGGAGAGCCTACCGCAGAGGTTGCGGCTACACCCGTGACAGTAATGCCACTGGAACTGTCAGTAACAACCACAGTGACGGTTCCCACTGCGCCCACAGGAGCCAGATTGTTCGCAGGGGTTATTCCGGGTATTTCTTTAAACCCAACAGGATTATATCCGTGTTGAATAGCTCTTTGTTCTGATAGCTCCGTTTCTGGTCTGGGACCACGTAATGCTTGTGGGTCTGGAAACGCTTTCGGTGGAAACAACTGTGGATGCTTTGGCTCAAACTCATCAGGACCGACCTTTGCGCCAGTCCACTCTGTCTTCATGTCACGAAGACGGTAACGGCGACCTGACCGATCTGATATACCATAAGCATGTTTACCACTAGCGTATGCCATTAGACCCTCAGATAACTCAAGCTAGGCTGCAACTTCAAAGGTGTTCGACCTTGATCCTCGTCCGCTGCACGTTGGAACTCTTCTTCATACACAGTTTTTAACAACTGAATACGATCTGGTGCTCGTTTCATTGCCATGTAGTAGGCTAACCCCGCCACCATACAAGGATAAAAACGAAAAGGCATGTCAGTAGTATTAACAAGAGCGTCAGCATCTTCTATCCTGCGTACATAGTAATAACGGATTTGATCTGTAGAGTTTTCTGGTGTGGACCACAAATACATCTTTGGAGTAATTTGACGGTCTAACCAAAACTGGCTTGGTCTGCCCTGAGTAGATTTGTTTGGAAGAGTTGCATAATCGCCACGACTAATTCGTTCTATTTCATAGTCAGTGCTATCACGACGTACAACTACATCCAAAACATCAACCACATCTGAAGCTAAATCATACTCTGACGTTCCTTGTGTAACGGTAAAATTAGCTTCTTTTACCGTCCACAAGTTAAGACCACGGTTTGCCCAATCAGCAAACATAATGTTCATAGACCTACGTGCCGTCCTTGCGTCATAACCCGTGCGAACTTCGAGGCCACAGCGTTCATACGCTTCCTCAATAATTTCGCCAACATCCATGTTGAAGTCTCTTGAACCTGAAGTAGCCATTAGTACGTTTTCGCCTCACCCATACCAGACATTTGAACATCTGGGTTGCAACCATGAACTTTTCCGCCGTGACCAAACTTAACCTCGCCACCGCGCATCATTTTAATTTTATTGGGATCTTTCCCCATTTTCTTAACCACGTCAGGAGCTTCTTTAGCTAAAGCTGCTAACCCTGGTTCTTTGGATTTGCTAATCGATTCCATCACTTCTTAGCCTTTACCTTACCGCCGCGCATCATTTTTACGGGTTTGGCTTTCACCGCACCGCCACGCATCATTTTCTTTTTGGCTCCAGTTTTAACTGAACCGCCACGCATCATTTTCTTCTTACCGCGCATCATTCCTGGCATATCAAGCACTCCTTTTTCTACGCATTAAAATATGACGTTTGTAATCGTCAGGGTCGTAATTCTTATAATAACCTAGTTTTTCAAGTTTTGCAGCAGCATTTTCAAGTTCACTCCAACGCTGTACAAATACTACCGCCTCTTCTCCCATATAAGAAAGAAGCCATAGATCTAATTTGGA